AGGGGAGACGCTGGGCGAACCCCCACGAGCGCCAGATGCGGGACTCGGACCGCAGGTACCCGGTGGGCACGGTGTCGTCGTCCTCGTCCTCCAGGTCGTCGCCCTTGTCCACGAGGGTGAGGGTGGCCCCCCAATCTCGGCCGTAGGGGATCACGAGGTTCGAGGTGGTCGAGATCTCGTCGGCGTCCGTCAGGGCGTGCCCGAGGGCGACGTAGCGCTCTCTCCACTTCGGCTCGGTCTGGTAGATGTCGGCCGAGGGCCAGTACGCCCACAACCAACCATGGAGACCACCCTGCGCTGAGGACATGGCCCCATGGTAGTTGGGGGCGGGAAGTCAGGCGGGCTTGGGCTTGTTGACCGGAGCGGCCTGCTTGGCGGGAGCGGCCTGCTTGGCCGGGACGGCCCGCTTCTTGCCGAGCGCTGCGTGAAGTTCGGAGGTCACGGCCTCCAGGCGTTCCTGGAGGCTCTCCTTCTCAGCGTGCAGGGCACCCCAGGCAGCGTTGGACTCGTCCAGTTCCTTCTGGGCGTAGAAGACCTCCCCCGCCAGACGCCCCACCTCGCCACGAAGGGCGGCGACGATGAGGTTGAGGCGCACGTTCTGCGTCCTCTCCCGGGAGAGGAGAGCCTCCAACTCTCGCGCGAGGAGGGAGTCGGGCACGTTCCACGTGCCGTCTTCGAGGAGTGTGACAGTGTTCTCTTGGGTCGTCTCATTCATAGTGAAGAAGATGTTCCCACAGGTGTCGACGGGACTACAAGCCTCAGCGAGGCGAGGTCACCGTCGCCTGTGACATGACGACCTCGACTGCCGAGGCCGTGGTCGTGTTGTTGAGCCAGAACTGCGGCGTCAGGAACACGGAGAGAGGCCCGCCGCGAGGTGGGCCTCTCGCTAGTTCCCGAGGAAGAACATGCCTCCGAGGGTGACCGACTCGCCGATCCCGAGGTTGGTCGTTCCTCCGATGGCGGTCAGGTAGATCTCTCCCGTGGACGGAGTGAACATCCCAGAGACAAGGCGACCGTTCACTCCGTGGGCACAGCCGAGTCCAATCGAATAGGTGCCTCTCAACGAGGCGACCAGGGTCCCGACGAGCGTGTTGGCGATGTCACCCGTGGTGTTGAAGTTGATTGCGGAGTTCGCTCTCACTGCGGTGAGTCGGAACTGAAGCAGATTGCCCATCTTCGCCCAGTAGATGTTCGTCAGCGTCCAGTTGGCAGCCATCACGATGTCCCCGGCAGCGCTGCCGGTCGTCCATGTCCCTTGCATCGCCCCCGAGGCAGTGACGTTGCCACTGAACCAGCCGTCTTTCCACCGTGCCGTGTTCGCACCGAGATCGGTCACGGCATGGGTCGACGGAACCAGGTTGCCGCCGAGTCCGACACGCACCCGTGAAGTTCCATCAGTGGAGATGTGCACGCCGAGAGCGTCGTAGAACAGACCAGTGTCTGTATTGCTGGAGAAGTTGATCGACGGCGCTGCGGCTGAACCGTCTGCGAACGGCGCACCACTTCCGCCAGAGATGCTCCGCCATGTTCCGCCAGAGCGGAAGTAGGGAACGTGATTGGTCGTATCGACAGCGAACGCTCCGTCGGCCAACGACACCGCTGGGGCACCAGCAGTTGTCAGACCAACGACGCCACCTGTTGCAGTGAGTGTTCCATCCTTCGACATGACCGCCACGTCAGTACCAGCGGACGTTTCCCACACCTGTAGGTCTGCGGTCTGCGAGGCTGCACCACGGACGGTGAGCGGCGTGTCGGATGCGGCAGATGCCCGGGCGAGGTGCTGGCCGACGACCTCCAACCGAACGGCGGGCGTGATCGTGCCGATGCCTACCCGGTCGTTTGGCGCATCAACGAACAGAGTCGTCGTGTCGGCGGCGAGGGCGGGTACTCGGAAAGGCTGCTCGGGCATCAGGCACCGATGTTGGCGATCGAGAGTTGCTCGACCAAGAAGGTGGCGTAGACCAAGCCGGTGCAGTTGACTGTCATCCGGACGTTGCCAGAGTTGTTGGTGAACGTCACCGACGAGATGTTGGCCATCCCACCCGTGCCGACGTCGAGACGACCGAACTCCTGGTGATCGACCGTCGTGTTACCGATAGCGACGATGTACATCGTCGCTGTGACGTTGGTGGTCGGGTTGGCTGCGGACCGGTAATAGGCCGTGATGCGAACGGCGTTAGCGCCGCCAGCGCCAATCTCCACCAACTTCGACACGGTGCCTGACGGGTTGTAGATGGCGAAGTTTCGGACATACGCCGACCCGTCGACCGACTGAGAAGTCGCATCGCCGTCTGGGTCTTTGAGGGTAACGGCGTCTGTGTTGACCGACGTGGAAGCCGTTACAGAGGCGAACGTGACGTTCGAGTTGGTCGCGATGTTCTGCGGAGTGGAGAGCGTGACGGACCCTGTGCCGTGCGTGACGACGACTTGACTTGCGGTGCCGGAGATCGTCTTGTACTCGGGAGCGGTGGCTCCGTTGTTCATGCCCAGAACCTGGTTCGCCGTGCCCTTGGCCAGAGCGGCGATGGTGTTCAACGCCGACGCATACAGAATGTCACCCGCTGCGACCGCAGTGAGGCCCGTACCGCCGTTGGTGACGCCCAGCGTGCCTGAGACGTGAGTCGCCAGCCCGACCTTGCCCCACGACGGTGCCGCTCCAACGCCGCCCGAGATCAGTGCACTGCCAGTGGCGACGGCAGCCAACTTCGACAGGGCCGAAGCACTGGATGCGAAGAGGATGTCACCGATGGTGTAGGCCGTCTGCCCGGTGCCGCCCTTGTTGGCTGCGATTGCTGTGGCGTTCCACGTGCCGGTTGCAACTGTGCCGAGCGTCGTGATGGACGCCTGGCCGACGTAGGCAGCGTCGATGTCGATCGCGTCAGCAGCAACCGAGATCCGACCTGCCGTGCCCACAGCGTCGATCGTGTTGCCGGTCTTCGTGAGTCCAGCACCCGCCGTGATTTGTCCAGCGCCTGTGAACTGCGTGAAGACGAGCGCCGTCGTGCCGAGTGTGATCGGGTTGTTCGTGGTGAGCACCCACCCCGTGTCGGCGTAGGTGGTGCCTTCCTCCACGAACACGTACATGCCAGCCGTGACCTTCGCCGAGGTATCGGCGTCCGATGTCCTGGTCCACAAGGAAGAGTTGGCAAGCCAGATGCCATTCTGCGAAGCCGTTGACTGCCCCACAACGAGCACCCGATCGCCGTTCGTTGTCAGAACCCCGTCGATCGTCTCGTTGCCGCTCAGGTCGAGGTTGGTCGTGGCGACCAAGCGAACGGACCCCTTAGGGTCTAGGCCAACGGAGATCGCATCGACGTACGCCTTGGTCGCCGCATCCTGCGCCGAGGTCGGGTCGGCCAGGCCGGTGATCCGCTGCGACCCCATCGCCACGGACGCTGTTGGCGCAGCCATCTGATCGAGACGGGACGTGCGGACCTGCGTGTCAAAGTCGCTGATCTTCGCCGCCGTCAGCGTCGGGATGTCTCCGGCCACGAGGGCACGGAACAACGGAGCACCCGAGCCAGACGTCGGGCCGACGAAGGCAAAGTTCTGTGAGGTGGTGGCAGCGCCGGTACCACCGTTGGCGATCGGCAGCGTTCCCGACAGGTTGCTCATGTCGGCGTAGGCGATGCGCTTCGTTGCTGCGCCCGTGTGGAACGACAAACCGCTCGTGTCGTGCACCCACAGGTCCCCCTCGGTGAGGGTTCCGGGGTCCGACGCCAGCGGGGTCATCTCGATGTGAGGGACCGACGTCGGAGAGATGACGACGGAAGCGTCGGCCTGCAAACCGTCGGGGACTCGGAACTTCGTTGCTGCCATGGTTCTCTCCTACACGGGTGCGGCGGTCAGTCTCTGGGCCTTGAACGTCGTTGACGACGCAGACCCGGGGGTAGTGATGAGGCGAATCTCCCCTGAAACAAGAGAGAGTGTGAATGTTGACAACCGTGGGTTGTTGCTGGAGACCAGGCCGTACTCGACCCAATCTACTTCCGAACCCACGACCGCTCCGGCTATCTCGGTGAACTCCCGATCCGACCCACGAGTGGTCTCGATCAGGTACTTGACGGACGTGGTGACGGCGCTGTCGAGGACGGTCGGTGCCGTGGTCGTGGTCGTTGCGGAGACATACGTCCCTCCCCCCTCGCCGGGGTCCGGGGGGTCCACCGGAGGGGTCTTGGTCCAGAACCACCGAGCGGCCTGGTTGCGCTCCCCCGAAGGCCAGAACACGGCGACCGTGTCGCCCAGGGCAGGCACCTGCTGGCCGGGGAAGGCCGGTCGAGCGGATACGACGCGGAGACCGTACACCGCCGGAACGGATACGCCGATGCGCCCCCCTGCCTCCACCCGCTGGACTTGGCAGAGTTCAATGGCCGAGTACACGCTCATGCGTTGAACCTCTCCCACTGCCAAGGGAGCACCCACCGATCGCCCAGGAGAACGGGGGCGGGAGGTGTTCTCCCAGCGGCCCGCTCCCCGTAGGGGATCGGGGCAGGGCGGTGGGCATCCCCCGTCAGGTCGTCGACCACGACGCTCGTGGTGAACGAGGAGTCAATGATGTTCAGGCTGTGCGTGGCAGAGGTGACGTACCACACGCCTGAGATCGAGGAGTCCGGAGAGTCCACGGCGATACATCTTCCCGGACGAATGCGGAAGTCTCCGTTGCCGGTAAAGGAGATCGTCTTCACCTTGCGTCTCGTCTGAGACAGTCGGCGGACGTCATTGAGAGCCTGCCTCACAGAGGTTACCGACCCATGTTGTGCGGCCCTGTTGAACCTGTTGACTTGCCCGAGCATCTTGCGGGAATCCACGGTGAACTCGTTGCCCTGGGGGTCCACCCCCCGGTACACCAGGTTCCTTCGCATGGTGTCGGCCGGGGTGGAGTTCTCCACCACGCGCACACCACCGACGTTCCCTCCGAGGGTGCTCGGGGCCTTCACGAGGATGACGGGGTACTGCGATGAACGCCCCAACTCGCGGGCGGGGTCCACGAACCGAAGAACCCCGGAATCCTCGACGAGCGACCTACCGGCCCCAGCCGCCAGTCGCGCCAGGAACTGCCAGTCCCCCTCGGCTGCCCCCTGCTCGGGCGCTCTCGACAACTCCACGTCGTCGACCTCCAAGCCCAGTCTGTAGGGGCGTACGACAGAGGCGGCGATCTCGCTGAGGAGCGCCCCCTCCGAGAACACCCGAGGCTCCCCGCTGCGGAGGACGTCGGAGCACCCGAGGACTGACACGATAGAGTCTCCAGCAAGCGCTCGGCTCTGGGAGGTCTGCACGCTGTCCACGTAGCCGCACAGGTCCACCGTGGAGGACCAGCCGCCACTGACGGAGACGGTGCAGGGGGACTCGGAGGCGTTGGACAGGGTGTTGCTGTCCGAGAAGTTCTTGAAACCCACTGTGATGGCGTCGATCAGCCCCTCCTGCTGCTCCACAGTGAGGTGCGAGGCGCGCCCCCTCGCACCCGCCGCCGCCCACTCGATGACGAACCCGGTCACGGCAGGACCAGGGGCACCCGGACGGTCATCCCCCAGGACAGATCCTCAGGAGTCTCGATCTCGGGGTTCATCTCAGCGATGAGCCACCACCACACAGGTGTCCCGAAGCGCACGTAGGAGATCGAGTGGAAGGAATCTCCAGCAGCCGCCACGACCTCGGTGAAAGGCATGTTCTCCCAGTACAACTCAGCCAGGTAGACGCCCCTCACCCGCTCCTCTGTTGGGTGTGGGACGAGGAGGTCTTCACCGTCGGTGTAGCGCCTTGAAGAAGTACGCACGGATCAACCCCCTCTTCCTCGACGCACGCCTGGACGCACCGGGCGCATCAGCCGTACCGTACCGCCACCGCCGTCGCCATCGGAAGGGTCCGGTACCTGAGGTACCTGCGGCGTGTGGGCGTCGTGCGTGCCGGGGGGTTGGGTCGACCCCCCGCCCCCGGAGGAGGAGGTGTGGGAGTCGTGCGTGGTGGTGGTGGGGGTGGTCGGGGTGATGATGCCGTCGCCTGTGATCCCGTAGGAGGCGGCGGAGTTGGAGGCGTTGGCGATCTCCAGCCCCAACCCGATCACGCATTGCGTAGGCACCATCTCTCGCGAGAACTTTGTGAACCGCACGTTCAGCCCGGTGACCCTCCCGTAGAACACGAGAGATCGGGAGAAGTAGACGGCCACGGGTCGGGAGTAGATGTACTGACCAGCCTTGGCGTAGTCGAAGAAGGCCCCCGTCAGTTTGTGGATGGAGAAGTAGTGAGACGACAAGGGTTGCGGCTGGCCTGCCTTCTCCAGTTCAGCCTTGGCGGCTTTGTTGAGTCCCTCCGACAAAGTGGCGTCCCCGCCGAGGAGCACACGGAACACGTCGTAGACGTCCTTCTGCACCCCGATGTACTGCCACGGCACCCCGTCCAAGACAGTGCCCTTCAAGGACTTCGGAGCCATGGTGTGGGACTCCACCTCCTGCTCCCGGGAGAACGCCATCTCGAAGGAGGAGGTGGCCAACCCCAGGGCGAAGGCAGTGTCGAGATTCGCCTCGGGGTTCTGTGTCTCGGGGCGAGCCACGCCGGAGTTCTGAATGGCGAGGAAGGTGTCGGGAGGGTTGAACTGGAACTGCTTCCTGTAGCGCCAGTCGATCTGGCGCACGGTCGAGATGGATGGCTCGGTGAGATCACGCACAGCGTTCGGGACCCCCGCCCACCCGGTTGAGATGGGCACAGGCTTGGTGACCTGCACCTCCCGGAGAGCGCACAACACCGCCCGCCGCAAGAGGGTGTTGTTGCCGAACGCCCGGTGGCTGTCGGCGTTGGGGTAGGCGTAGAAGTTCGTGGCGAATGGTTCTCCGCGACGTCCCTCATCCTCGCTACTCGTCGATCGACGTGACACCCCTACAACCCTCCTCTCCGCTTGTTCATGGTCTCCACCGACCTGCCGATACCGGCCTCGGCCGCTTGGGTCAGCGCAGCCGCATCGTACTCCAGCCTGCCGGAGGCCTGGATGTTGGCGTGCACGGTCACGTGGATGTGTGTGGCCCCACCCGAGCGGGAACCGCGATCGGTGAGGGCGAACGTACCGTCACCCAGCCCGGCGTTGGTGACTGCCGCCTGCGCCAGGGGCAGGTTGGTGGCCAACGCCTCCGAGTCCCACCCGATGCCCTCGCGATACCCGACCCACGGGTGCCACCCTGACTGCTGCCAGATGGCGAAGGTGGCGGCGGCGGCCTTGTTCGGGTCGAGGAGATCCTGCCCCGTGATGCCTCGCTCTGCGGCCCACTTGTCCCAGGCCCCGGGAAGGAGGTTGATCTGCCACAGGCCGTAGGAGTCGTCGCCGGTCGAGCGGTCCGGGTTGTGGGCGGTCGGGTTGCCCCTGGACTCCCTCCAGGCAATGGCAACGGCCCTGACGAGATCCACTCCTCGGAAACCAGCGTTGTAGGCAACCTGGGCCACCTGCTCCATGGTCATGGACCCCTGGCCCGACCAGGACGACCCGCCTGAGTTCCCTGCTGCTGTGTTGCCGAGGGCCGACGTTCCGCCACCGACCAAGCCGAGGGCACTGGCCATGCTCATGGAGTTGGCGATGCTGTAGTTGACGCCGCTCGATGCCGAGCCAGCGATGCCCCCGTAGCCCCCTCCCGAACCGCCTGCGCCCGACGTAGCGCTCGACCCTGTGCCGGAGGTGCCGCCGTCGCCCACCCACCCGTCGAAGGCATCGTCTCCGCCAGCCCCCTCGTACTCCCGGCGGGAGTTCGGGAGTTCGGCCAACTGAACGTGCCACCGCTCATTGTTATTCGGCACGTTGGTGAAAGTCTTCAACCCGAAGCGACCGGCATTGGCGTCCAGCCAACCGTTCCACACACCAGGCCCCTGGAGGTCGGCGGCGAGGCCGATCTCGTGCATGGAGCGTCCAGGGGGCGCTGCGGGAGCCTGCCCGGCCTTGAGGGACCACTTCTGCCCGTTCCACTCGATCGACCCGTTCGGGTCGACGTAGTGGCGATCGAGGAACATCGCCTGCTGGCTCTCGGTGCTTCTCCAACCACCGCCGAAACTGACCTGCCCGTTGCTGGCGGAGATCAATGCCTCCAGGCGGGACTTCATCCGTGAGTCGAGGCGGTCCCACGAGGGGTTGCTGGAGGGGGAGGAAGACTTCGAGGAGGACTGGAAGACGGAGGTCTTGCCGCTCTTCATCGCGAAGGAACCGTCACCTGTCGGAGAGGGGTTCACTCCCATGGCGACTTCCTTGTTGGACAGCACGAGAGAGTCCGCCTCAGTCGTGGTGATCGGTGCCCACACGAAGGGATTCATAGCCGGTCCGAAGAACTTGTCAAGCACGGACACCGAAGCCGAGTGGTTGCGAAGGCGGGGGAGCCACTTATCCTGGAGTTTGTTGGCGTTCTTGTCCCAGTCCTTGTCTACGTGCACGTTCCCTTGGCGGAAGAAAGCCAGGAGGTCGGCGAACTCCTTGGCCTCTTCCCCGTCCTTGACCATCTGCGTGTTGTCGAGGAAGTCCGTGTCGTTGGCGATTTCGTCCAACGCCGCAGCGATCAGTGCGGCACGTCGGCGCTGGAGCGTGTCCATCCGCCCGCGGTCCTTGTCGGTGACCATGACGAGGCCCGCCACATGGGTATTCAGGAGGGTCCCCTCCCCCTCCTTGTCGTGGTAGGAGGAGAGGGCGGCAAGGAGTTCCTTCTCCGTCATGGTGAGAGCGCTTGCAGCGCCGGAGTCGCGAGCGCGATCCTTCTTCCCCTCGTTCCACTTATAGAGGGCGTAGGCCCCACCGGCCACGGCCCCGGCGATGGCCAACGGAGGGACGGCCATACCCGCCATGAGAGCCACACCGGCACCCGCCGCAGCGCCGCCGAACGCACCGACCCCGACGCCCAGGCCCCCGGTGGAACCTCCGGCATAGGCCATCTTCGCCCCGTGGGCGGCGGCGTACGTACCGGCAGCGGCCATGACCCCGCCACCCATCTGCTTCGCAGCCCCCATGAGCATGCCGCCACCCATACCACCGCCGGAACCGGCAGCGGTCGCCGCCGATGCGATCGGCTGACCGTTGGGGCCGAGGAGGCCCGATCCGGGGAGCATGGAGGCCGGAGCGCCACCAGCGTGCCACGGCTTCCCCCCAGCGCCGCCCAGGAGACCCCCGAAGCCGCCAGCGCCGCTCCCGCCACCGAAGAAGCCGGACAGCCCACGAGCGGCCATGAGACCGCCCACGACGGTGATCACTCCGGTGATCACCCGCTCGAACTCGTGCAACTTTCCGATCACGGCCTGGAGTCCGTCCTCCATCCAGCCGAGTGCCTTCTGAACACTCTCCTCCGTGCCGAGACGGCCGACCATGTTGTCTTCCTGCCGAGAGAAGAAGTTCGACTCTCGCCCACTCACCGTGCTCAGGTACGAGATGGCCTTGAGTCCGAGGCGGGACTGCGTCATGCCGATCGCCTTGAGGTCGGCGCTGCTGGAGAAGTTGATGTCCCTCCCCTTGGAGGCGGGGGTGCTGCGGAACTGGTTGTTCTGGAGACCTGCCTGAATGATCATGTCCATCTCGGCCTCGTCGAGTTGGAACATCCGCATCATGGCCAGGCGGTGGCCGTTGCCCGGGTCGCGGAGGTTGGCGTAGTCCGCCTCGTTCAGGCGGACGCCGTGCATCTCCTCGTACTTCTTGACGTACCCGAGGCCTGTCTGGAGCGGGTTGCCCACGACGCCCGCCATCTTCCCCGGGCGGATGCCGAAGGCCAGAGCCTGGTTCATGGTGCGAGCGTCGAGGAATGCACCGGCAGACTGCGCCGCCTGAGATGAAGACATCGTTCCACCACTGGCCTGCACCATGGGTGCCACGACGTTCCTCAGGAAGTTGCCGGAGGCGTTGTTGTACGTCTGACCGTAGGACAGGCCGATCTGCTGCGCTGCGAGCGCATCCTGGCGGTTGCCAGCGAACTTCCCGAGTTCGACCAGCCGCCTGCGCTCGATCGTCGAATACTCCGCCCCGTACATCGACGACATGAGGCTGCTCGTGGCGCTGATGGGGAGCGAGTCGGTGAAGTTCCTGCCGAAGCGATCGGAGAGGACGTCAAGCCCCTTGTCCGCCACCCACGCCATGCCGGAGCCGAAGGCTGCGCTCCGTGCCCCAGCATTGAACTGCCCGACCCTGCCGAGTACGTTGGCCGCTCCCCCCACAGCGCCACGGAGGGAGGGAACGAGCATCCCCAGGGGGATGGAGCCTTGGTCGCTCACCAAGGGGTTGGTGGGGGTCGGGACCCCGGGGTTGATCTTCTGCCCTGTGGCAGTGACCCCGGGGGCCGAGCCGATGTGCGCCCCTCCCGACCCCATCCGGTTGGAGAGGTTGTTGATGGCCTCCAGATCCTTACGGACTGCACCGAACTTCCGGCCGAGGTCTTCGGCCAGGCGAACGAGGGGGCTGAGTGCCTCCACGTTCACCCTGGCCCCTACCGTGCCCGCCGTGACTGCCTTGCTGGCCTTGCCGCGACGGGACTTGCTCTGCTTGGAGGTGAAGGGGTCCTGCCCGCCTACGTAGCCTGCGGTCGAGTCTGTGCTGCCGTCCATCTCGATTTCGCAGCCTTCCACTCAGTGAGTTTGATCCAGTACCGCCGCTCTCGGACGGGCATGTCCTTGATGGAGTCCAGGCTCCACCCCTGTTGATTCTCCGCGAGGAATGCGTACTCCTCGTAGAGGCGCTGATAGTTACAGCCGTAGAAGGTCCGCCCAACCGATGATGAACGGAATGATCTCCGCACATCCCGAGCAGGACACCTTCACCTCCTCGAAGGTGACGGCGGGAGCATCCCTCAGCGCCGTGACGACCGTTCGCCTGTCGACGATCCCGAGTTCGCGAGCGAACCTGTCGGGGTCGGCGATCGGGGCACCGTTCACCGTGCGGAGTACCTTCGCCATGATGAAGGTGTCGAGCACGGCGATGTTGTTGATCTCCTTGACTGCCAGAGCGGCGAGGTAGTCGTCTCCCACGGGGTACCGTCCGGTGAGAACGTCACCCTTACGGGTCGTCACCTCGAAGGTGGCGTCCTCTCTGATCAGGCCGCTGATCTTGAGCATGTCCCTGACGTTGACCTCGAAGAAGTTCTTCGCCTTGCAGTGCGGGCACTCGATCTCGTCGAACTCCTGCACCTCGCCGAAGGTGGCGAAGAGCACCTCGGCCCACAGGAGGTCTCGGTCCCCTGTGAGCATCTTGCCCAGGATGCCCGGGTGGTCGGCGACGTTGTGCGGTCCGATCTGGAGGACCGCCCTGTTGATGACGAGGTCGAGCAGACGGATGGCCCACCCCTCCTCGTCCAAGGAGATGCGATCCATCTTCTCCTGATCGGTGCCGTTGAGTTCCCGGACGGTGCATCGGCGGTACCGGGTTCCGTCGATCTCGACCCCGTAGTGCAGGTCCACCGTGCCGCCGATCGGTGAGTCGATCTTGGGAGGTGCACCGGGGTCCTCGACCCCACCGCTGGCGATGAGGGCGAGTAGTTCCTCCGCCCCGTCGTCGATCTCTTCGTGTTCCCCTGTGAGTGTGTCGTCCATGTGGTGTGTTCTCCTTGTGTGGTGGGTTCTCGGCGAACTCTACTCAGGTCGCTGTGTCCTCGTCCTCGTCCTCCTCCCACGAGAGACGGGCCTCTTCCTTGGCGTACTTGCCGAAGAATGGCTCCCAGCCCTCGTGGTTCAGGGTCATGCTGGAGATGAAGATGCTGTTGTCACCAGCGTTGAGGTCGTTGAACTGGACGGAGCCGGGCCAGGCGTTGTACACCCGGAAGAAGGCCCCGTTCTGCTTGCCGGAGTCGGGGCTGTTGTTCGGCCCCCAACGGGTGACCGGGTGCTGGAGGACCGAGATGTCCACCTGGCAACGGAAGTTGCGCGTGGTGGTGTCGTTGGGCACGGCGGTGGCGAGGTCACCGAACCGTCCTCCACCCCACTGGACAGAGAACAACTGACGCATCCACTCGACCTGGGGGTTGCGGGGTGCGAGGAACACACCCCCCACCAGCGTCAGCGGAGGGAAGTCCGTGAGGCCCGGCATCTTGCGGGTGTTGGTGTTGTCCCCGCCCTCGCGGTACGGGATCACGTCCGTCTGCACGGCCAAGCCGCCGACGGAGAGGAACCCCATGTCGTGGAACATGGCGTCGATCTTCTTGTTGGGGTGGCTGAACCGCACCCGGAACTTGAAGTTGCGGAGCGGATCTCGGGCACTGGGGTGCGCCTTGATGGGGGTGGGGAACGAAGTCTGCGGCATGGCGTGGATCTCCTTGGGTGGGGCTGAGGATCAGGACTCGATGGACGAGGACACCAACTCTCCCGCAGCGAACGAGAGGTTGATGTTGATGAACTCGGCAGGAGCGGACACAGCCACGGCAATGGTGACGTTGACTTCTCCGGCCTCGGCCGTCTGGGGCGGGTTGTTGGTGCTGTCGCAGACCAGCCGGTACGCCTCTCGGGCAGTGCCGCCCTTGAGTCCACCGCGCTGCCAGTGGCCCATCAGGAAGCGGTCGCAGGCCGTGTGGATGGAGTTCCACAAGCGGTTGTCGTTCGGCTCGAAGGTCAGCGGGAAGATGACGTTCATCAGGGACTCCCTGATGTAGATCATGTTGCGCCGGTTGTTGACGTAGCGATCCTGGCCGTAGCGCTTCACGGTCCGAGCGCCCATGGGGACGATGCCGTAGCCACGGATGGGGCGGATGACGTTCACGTGGGAGTCGTTGAGGAGGCTCAACTCGGCGTCGGTGAACTCTGTCTCCACCTGGGAGGCACCCCGGATGGGGAAGCGGGTACCGGCCGGGGCACGCCACACGCCCACGCTCGAATCCACGGCCAGCATCAGGCCGACCACCGCCCCGCCCGGACCACGAAGAACAGTGCGCCCGGAGGCACCGGTCAGGGAGGGGAGGTACAGAGCGGGTGCCCAGACGCCCGCATACGACTGCTGCTGCGGGGTCAGGGCGGTGAGGCCGAGATCTCCGGGGTAGTCCGCCAACTCGCTGGCCGTGTCACCGAGCGGAGGGTCGATGACGACGAACGAGGTGCCCTTCTCAGCAGCGGCCGACACGACCGCCTCGATCGTGTCAGGGTCGGTGATGCCCGGGAGGTTGATCACGAGGGACTGGTCGGTGGCCAGCATGGCCGTCACGGCGGAGGTGTACGCAGTCTCCGCCACGAAATCCGGAGCGGCGTACGTACCGTTCGAGCCATCGACCAGGGCGTTGTCCGCCGCAGTCACCGGGTACAGGTCCCCGCCTGGGGCCTGCGAGAGGCCGGAGATCGAGATGTAGCGGCTCCCGGCGGAGGACGGGGCGTTGACGATGTCGTACACGTAGCGAGGGTCGCTCGCCGACAACGACAGGTCGTTCCAACGCTCCAGTCGGTACTGGCCACCGGCTGCGACGTCGAGGGTGATGCCCGCCGGGACGTTGAACAGGGCGATGTCGAAACGACCCGCCGTGGCGTCTCGCGGGTACACCACGACGTGGAGGTTGTTGCCCCACGTGCCTGGCGACAACGCCGTCACCGTGAAGATCGGAGGGTCGGAAACTTCGGCACCGACGGCCTCGATGTCGACCGTGGCTGCCTCGGCGTCAGCACCGGGGAGGCGAGTGACCAGCGCCTGCGAACCACCGTTGTTGAAGAAGTCCGACACGGCGTAGTGGAGGCTGGTGTAGTTGCGGCCGTACGCCGACACGAACTGCGCCCAGGAGGACACCACGGTCGGGACGACAGGACCCTGGTCGCTCGGGCCGACGAAGCCGCCGATCGCCGAGGGGTTGGCCTGGAAGAGGTCGGCTGCGGGGGACTGCGAGTCCTGCTCGCTGAACTGAACGCTGGGGAAGGGCATGGTGTTTCTCCTCTGGAGTGGGCGGTATCAGGGGGTGGGGCTGAGGACGAAGTCCTCGGTGTCTGCATCCCCCTCGATACCGAGTGAGATGAGGATCTGCTGGACACGTTCGTAGACCTCGGGGAGGCCCAACGGGATCTCGGCCGTGACGGAGATTTCGTACAGCGTGGTGAATACGATGGTGGACTTGCCCGAGGTCCCTTCGTTGTCGGTGGACGAGGACCAGCCGCGCAGGTCGAGGTGGCGGGTGGACCCGTCGGCCGGGATGTTGAGGTACCCGAACCGGAAGGGGGCGATCTGTGTGATGATCTTCGCCCTCAGGGCGGCGTCGTGGAGTTTGGTGCGGGTGCGGGTGGCCACCTGGAAGATCAGGTCCACCGGGAAGAAGCGCATTGCGAGAACGCTCTCGCTTTCCCCCAGCGGGTCCATGCCCAAGAACTCCAGAGCCTCCGCCTTGGTCGATGCCGAGGAGGGCCAGTAGTCGAAGTTGACGTACTCCTGCGAATGCGCTCGATCGAGGGCGGGGACGATGTCCACGAGGTCGATCAGGATGTTCGGGTACTCGGTGATGCGCTCGGGCGAGGCACCCCGGTACCACACCTTGACCTTGACCTGTCCGTCCTCCTTGCGAGGGGCGGCAAGCGTGAGGCCGGAGAACTTGGCCTTCATGGCCTCCTCCTCGGCGAGCAGGAACCCGACGGCGGGCATCACTCACCCCCTCGAACGACGCTGTCGAACACCGTCCGGCTGCGAAGCAGGGACCGGCGCACGGCGGAGCGGATGACGGGCGTGGGCGGCGTGTCGACATCCCCGAACTCGCGATCGAGCACTTCGTCGACCACCTCCTCGGGGAGAGTCACGACCAGTTCCCCATCTTCGGCGGTCACCTGCACGTACTGTGCGAAGTCGGCCATCTCCGAGTCCCGCCCCATGGCCTCGGTGACCGCCAACGACAGGTCTTCCCCCACAGCCTCTGCCGCACGCCGAATGCGGGCGGCGACATCGTCATCGACTGTTCCGAGGCACACGTCCATGATGAACGCTTCCCCGAACAACGGCTGGGTGGCCATCGCTACTCCGGTCTGGGCATCTGGGGGAGCCGGTCGCTTGTCCGGTCTCTCATCTACGGAGAGTAGTCCGAGGTCCGGGGGTAACCGTGGCTCAAGGGCCGGGGTCGGGGTCTTCCTCGTCCTCCGGCACTGGGTGGTCGGGGAAGAGTGCCGTGAACGCCTCGTCGTCGTGCTCGGGGAACTCCGGCTCCTCCTCGTTCGGCACGCCAAGCGGGCGACGGGTGGCCCGGTCGGCGTCGCGGAACGGCAGGACGTCGAACACGGCGTCCTCGTCCGGGAAGAACTTGGTGCCCTGCACGCCGACGATCACCGACTTCTGCCGGAGTCGACCGCGTACCTGGTACGAGCCGATCTCCCACCAGGTGTTGTCGTAGAAGAGAAGGTCGTTGAGGTGTCGGCCAGCGTCCTCGACGTTGGAGAGGCCGGTCTGGCGCAGGGTGGCCACGGGTACGGCGAGGGCAATCGAGGGCACGACCCGTCGGCCGTCAGGGGAGACGTCCTTGGTCCCCTCGGGCACGTTGACCCACAGGGCGGGCACGAGGATCGGGTCCTTCCACCGCCGACCGGCCTCGTCGTAGACCTTGTTGAACTGGCTGTTCACTGCGTCGAACTCGCACCAGTAGACAGCCTCTCCGAGGTGTTCCTCGAAGAAGCCGTAGCCCTTGTCTTGGATGAGGGAGAGTTCCCGTGCCAGGTCCATCAGAGGTCCCAGAAGGTCTCACCGTGCCGCACGGGGGCGAGACGGTCAGGGTCGTGTCGGAGGCCCACGGCGAGGCGGTGGTGGCCGTCTGCGACGACCGGGTTGGGCTGGTCGTCGGCGTCGGTCATCGAGATGTCGATCGGGGTCTCGATACCCTTCGAGACGATCGAGGAGCGGAGAGGTCCAGCACTCTCCCGGTACTTGCGAGCGAGTAGTGCGGAGGGCGTGCTGTCCTCGCGGTCGATCATGTCCCCCAGTCCGTACTGGCTGGAGATCTCCCGGGGCGACATGAACATCTTCAACTGCTCACCGCCGAGATGCGGTTGCGGTGAGGGGCCACCGGCCCCAGGCCCACGTAGCAGGGAGCGAGTCGTCTGCGCCCCCTGGCGGAACAGGTCGGGGCTGACTCTGGTGTCCGGACCCGGGAGTTCGTGAGGGCGCATACGGAGGTTGTCCCGGTTCTTGTTCAGGGTGTTGTTGTCCTCCGCCCCCGGGTTCTTGGGGTTGACGGGGACGTCCACTCCGGTCGAGCGGACCCTCTGCACGAGCCGGGAACTGTCGGGGCTGAGGCTGGCGTCGTGGCCAGGCACAGCAGTTGATGACCCCGTCATGCGGCGATGCTCGTCGACCGCCATGCCGAGAAGCCCACCCATGGTGTGCTTCATGCTGGGGTGGGCGAAGGCGCTCGTCACTTCACCGGGCGTGGACATGAACATCTCTCGCTGACGGAACCCCTCACGAGAGATGGGGCCGTGGTCCATCCACGCCGCAGCGCCCCCCGGCGGGTTGAGGACCGTGGTCGTGGCTGCCTCCTCCTTCGGGCGCTCATAGCCGACGCTGGCATACGGGTACCCCGCCCCCTCGGACCCACCGTGGTCGGACACGGCCGTGAAGGTGGACCCGTACCTGTTCGCCTTGCGGTGGAACTCCGTGACCATCAGCGGCCCGCCTCGGGCATCTCGTAGTACCCGGTGACGAACGCAGCGGGAACGAAGTCTTCGGGAGGGGTCGACGGGCCGATGTCGTCGATGGGCGGGAACACACGGGCCGGGCGAGAGGCGTCGTCCCACTCCCTCGGGCGGTAGACCGGCACGAGGCGGTTCGTGGTGCGGCTGACCCGGCGAAGCACGCCGACCTCGATCCGGTCGAGACCGATGCCGAGCATGAGGGCCATGTGCTTGTACTTCTCCTGGAGTCCGTCAGGACCGAGGAGAAGTTGTTGCACCTGCCGGAACCGCTGGGTGGTGGGGAGTGAGATCCCCTCCGGGGTGTTCACGTCGATGTCGCGAGAGAACTCGGACAGCAGGGCGTAGCACGCCTCGACGCACGTGCCCAGGATGAGCGCACGCTCCTCGTTATGGGAGACGGCCTCCAGCACGAAGTCGGAGCGGTGGTAGGCGTGCTGGGCCACCATGGTCTGAGCGTGGTAGTGCAGTTCGTCGTCGGTCACCCAGGAGACGAAGTAGCCCTCGACCTCCATGCCCCACCCGGCGTAGTCCTCGGCCGACGTGCCGGTCGGGTACTCCTCGATCTTGAGGAGTCCGTTGCGCTCATCGACGTTGAAGAGGAAGGTGCTGTCGGTGACCTCTTGCCCCGACAGCACGTAGAAGCCGTCAACAGAGTCTTCGAGATCGGGACTGGTGAGACGGCACCGCATCTCGTAACCGAGAACCTTGTTGTGGGGGAGCCGGTACGTGTCGGCGATGAGGCCGGTGGAGGCGGCGGCAGAGAAGTGCTTGGGGAAGTCGCGCAACTGCTGGCGTGCGCCCTCCATGATCGACTCGTACGTGGCCATGGCCTACTCCCACTCCATCAGGGTGCCAACGATCTCACCGGAGACCATGCGCTGCGGGTACCCCGTGTATCGAGGCAGGCCGGTCACGGGGTCGGTGTTGTCGCTCGTGGGCCGCAGATACTCCGAGCGGAGGTCCAGGAGCACCTTCTCAGGGTTCGGCTCGACGACGACCTCCGGCTCCGGCTCGACCTCGGGATCTCCTACGTCCGACATGGCCTCAGACTAAGCCATGCCGGTCACGGTCAGAGGGCTACGGCGTCGCCCCGCTCGATCAGTCCGGTGGCGAGGGAGGCACTCACCTTGATGCGATCGCCTGGGAAGGCGATCACCTGGTGCTTGCCGTCGAAGACCGTGACCCGGTTGACGAACCGTAGGCGCACAGCGCCAGCCCCCGGTTCGGCGAAGACGTCGAACTCGGGCGGAGGGGGTGAGGTGGGTGCCTCTTCCGGGAGGGCGGAGGAGACACCCACCTCGTGCGGAACCTCGTCCAGCGCAGCGAGAGTGAGATCCGGCGCAGCGCCCTCAGGCGGGTCGTCGGTCACCTGTGGGGTGGCTACTTGGGTGGGTTCCGCAGACTCGACGTCAACGACTTCGGAGTCGGCGGCGATCTTCGTTGACGGAGTCTTTCTGGGGGCCATTACGTCCTCACTGTCCGAGGACTGCCTTCTTCGAGAGAAGCCAGTCGTAGATGTCCTGGGTCACCTGGTACCGGCGACCACGCTTCATCTCGATGATGTTCTTGCCGTAGTAGACAGGGCCGATGTCCTCGACCACACGGACGATGACGAGGCCACCGTTGCGGGTCTCGACGTCGGGGCCGAGATCCTGCACACCGTCGACCACCTCGTGGCGGGCGGACAGGTACTCCGTGGGGTCGGCGACCACCTCGTCCTCTTCCTCGAAGTCGTCGAAGCCGACGTCCTCGGGGAGGATGAGGTCGCCTCGATCGGCGAAGTTCATGACCTGGCCGGTGGCGAGGTCGGTGACGGTGCCATCGTCGGGAAGGTCGATGATGCCCTCGTGCGAGAGATCGGGCACCTCCCCTTCCGGCGTGACGTCCACGACGACGGCCGGGGGGGCCGCTGCCTTGGTCTTGGCCGGGGTGCTGCGGGGGGTCGTGCGGCCCCCACCTCGTGTGCGTGTTGCTGCCATGTTCGTTCTCCAGTGTGGATTCCCCGTGAGGGCGCTTGCTGTGGTGTGCGGCTGAGGAGGGGGCGGGGGAGTGCGGCGTTCCCTTGTGCCCGCCCCCTCCTCAGATCTTGCGTGACCCGTGGGTCAGTTGGTGACCATCTCGACGACGGCCTGCGGGGTGATGGCACCGAAGCCCCAGATGGCGTACCACGCCAGAGCGTGCTCACGACCGAAGTCGAGCACGCCGCCGTCGCGGAGTTCCACCGGCAGGGACACGGCGTGGCCGAAGGCGTTGTCGCCGATCATCAGGGAGCGGTAGTACGGGATGTCACCCGGGTCGGCGGCGGCGACCTTCTTCACCTGCGTGGTCTCGATGAAGACCACGTCGTTGATGCGGCCGATCTCGCCGAGCATGAAGTTGCCGGGGGCGGCGTACTTGGTCACTTCGATCCACTCCGGGGTGTCACGGAGACGGCGGCTCTGCGACGGGTGGATGAACGAGACGTAGGTCTCGCCGAGGCGGGGGATGTTCAGCGAGGCCAACTGCTCCACGCCGTCCTTGACCGTGTGCGGGGTCATGTAGAACGGCTCCTGGCCCGAGCCACCGGTCAGGGCGTTGACGTCGGACACCGACGAGCCAGCGGTGCCCGGCTCGTAGATGTTCGTGGACGAACCCTGCCACGGAGCAGCCTGCTGGTAACCGAAGGCGGTGTTGCCAGCGGCGGCGAGCAGGGTGTTGCGGGCCTCGAAGTCCATCGACTGGGCCATGTGGCGACCCAGCAGGCGAGAGGCCGAGGCCATCACGTCGTCGAACGAGGCGTGCAGCAGCATCTCCGTGACGGCGATGGCGTGACCACGCTCACCGACGGTGATCCGGTACTGGAACGCCGACAGGGCCGAGGTGGTCATGCGGATGCCCTCGGTGAGGGCAGCGCCGTTGTCCTCGTCCACCGGCAGGTTGTTGTACTTCATGAAGTTGATGGTGAGACCGGGGGCCACGCCCAACTCCGTCTTCTTCACGGCGAACTGCTCGAACCGGAGGATCGGCATCGCGACGAAGAGGATCTCCTTGGACCACACGGCCTGGATGGCCGGGGTCATGGCGGTCGAACCCGTGATGGCGGTGCCCTGCGGGTAACCGGCGGTCACGAATCCGCTCGGGGCGGGCGGCGCTTGCACGCCGAGGAATGCACCGCCGGGGACGACGGCCCCGGGGTTGTTGCCACCGGAAGCGCCTGCGAAGGCGTTGCCGGTGCCGGATACGGCTCCTGAGATGTCAGGCATGAGGTTCTCCTCCTACGGAGTGTTGATGGTGTCTGCGTTGCTTCCGTGTGCCGGTCAGCGGCCTCGGCCGTAGTAGGCCTGGGCTGCTGCCTGGCGAAGGGGACCCCGGTGTCTTGCGTACTCCTCCATCGACATGGCGCTGATCTCCTGATCAGACAGTTGCCGAACCATCCCAGTTTCGTTCTCCGCAGGACCCAACCCACCTGGCGCTGTCACGGACGGGCCGCGCATGCCATGCCACTGCTGTGTCCTGAGTGCCTCGACCTCGTTGAGGATCTCGGCGGTCTTCTGCCGCGCTCTGTCGATCGAGGCGGCGATCTCCTCTGCGGTGTTGCCACCGATGTAGTCCAGGAACTGCGGTGCGATGTCCGCAGCGTTCTGGGCGATCTGTTGGGCCTTGTAGTCCTGGAGTTCCTGGAACTCTCTCTCCTTGGCGATGAGGGCCTCGGCACGGAGCCGAGCCTCTCGCTCTTCTTCGAGGCGACGCTGGAGGTTGGCCTCCACCTCGGTGATGCGCTCCAGCGCACTCATCTCGGCCAGACGTGCTGCCTCTTCGGCCTGTCGCTGCGCCTCGGCCTCTCGGGCCTTGGCTTCCTCCAACTGCTGCTGGACGGCGGTGACTCCCGAGATGGACTGCTCCATCTCCTCCAGGCGGCGGTGCAACTTCTCACGCTCCTGCTGGCGGGCCTTCTCGACGGCCTTCCAGTGCTCGTCTTCGGGGATGACTCGGCCGGTGGCTGTACCGGCGGGCTGCCCCTCGGGGACGTTCACGACGCCGGGGATTTCGACGTTGAGGAAGTCTCCTCGTGCGCCAGCCACCCCCTCTGCGAACTCCGTTGCGATCGTGGAGGCCGGGGCTGTTCCGGCGACCACCTGGTCTGCTGACGTGTTACCGCTCATGGTTTCGTTCCCTGTTGGTGTAGGTGTCCGGGTTGACTACTTTGTTCCCTAAACGTCGTTCTCAGGGTTGCGGTTCTGGGCCAGTCGACCACCGAACGCACGTGTCACAATCTCGTTCACCATGTTGTCGACGGGTCCACCCGGGACAACAGCACCTGGGAGGGGACCTCCCGCTTCTGGGGATGATACGTCACTACCACCCGCAGAGTTGACACTACTCGCCGGAGCGCCGTCCGGCGTCATTCCTGTCTCCGCCATGATCGCCGCCTGGATCGTGGCCGACACGAGGTCGAGCGCACCCTGATCCTTGCGGTCGACGACCAGTTCGGCGAAGATCTCCGCCATCTTGGCGTCGGGGAACTCCTCCCCGAGATCTTGCAGAGCGCCACGCTTCGACTCCAGGCCCAGCGCCATCTTCGTCTGGATCTCGTTGAGTTTGACGAGGAGGTCGACGGGGAGGGGCGGGGGCCAGTGGACCGACGTCTCGTACGTGTTGGGGTTCGTCGGGTCGAGTTGCGGCAGCGAGCCGCTGGGCATGGCGGGGGACTCGTACGGGTCCCACATGAGCATCTGCGGCTCACGGTGGGCGAGCGTCAAGATGGCGAGTTCGTTGATCTTCTGGAGGCCCGGGGTGAAGGTGATCTTCTTCTGGAGGTCCCGGTTCATCAACGGCTGGTACTGGATGTGCAGTGCCACGCCGCTGGTGTTGCTGATGGGCTGCGACTGTCCGAGCGCACCCTCGGGCACGCCGGTCATCTCGTGCATGCCCTTCTTCACCACCTGGAGGTAGGCGAGGGGGCCAGCGAGGTCGTCGATGGCGGCGAGGTTCTCGACACGGGCATCCTTGTTCGGGATGGCCCAGGTCTTGCGTGCGCCACGCTCCAGGTTGCTCGCCTTCGCACCGACGATGACCGTCACGGGTGCGGAGTAGTAGTTGACGATGTCGCTGACTTCGAGCGCCTTCTCGTTGTACTCGCGGTTCAGCGGGATGACGTCACTGATGTCGCTGAGTCCCCAAGGGCTGCCGGGGACGAGGAGGTTGGGGATGTGCACCACCGGGATGGTGCCGAGCGGGTTGGGGCGAGCGTCGAGCAGGGTGTTGTCGACGTACTCCTGGATCTCCGCCTCGGTGAGGATCTCCGTGTACGTGTGCACGGTCCTCGTGCCTGACTGGTCGGTGCCCCAGAAGCGGTACTTGATCTTCACCCGCACCATGCGTGAGCGATCGTGCGGGTGCCACTCGGGGAACACCCACGACGGGTTCAGCGGGATGATGCGGACACGGCCGTTGTGCAGTCGACCGGCGGGGTCCACCCACGGGTCCTCGTAGGCGACCTTGACGAAGACGTCGCCGTACACCGAGCCGAGGTTGCCCATCTCCCACAGCAGGCGCTCCTTCGAGTTGTCCTGCTCCCACACCCGCTTGAGCGCCGTGGGGATCACAGCAGCGTTCGCCTGCGGCGTGCGGAAGTGCACGCCCTTGCCGAAGGAGAAGTTGACCATGTAGTCGGACAACGCCCTCGTGTAGTTGAAGGCGAACTGCGGCTCGCCGACCTCGCGCCGGTAGGCCCAGTGATGACCGAGGTACCAGGCGGCGTGCGTCGAGTACCGGGTCATCCGGGGGCCGTGGACCTCGAACTCCTCGTCGGACAGTTCGGTCAAGCCCAGGGGGCTGATGGCGACGGTGAGGTCCGAGGAGGACGCCCTGGCGGAGGGTGGGTAGAACGTCAACGCCATGGGGGAGACATCCTTCTACGCCGCTGGCCCTGCATGGGGTCAGACCCTAGACGAAGCCGGTGGGTGGGGCGAGGCATACGTCAGACCCCCGGGAACGCCAACTGCTGCGGGCGTGGTCCTCGTCCGCGACCGCGAGGGGCCTCGGGCAGGGGGCCGTCTTCCTGCGCCCAGCGAGGGAGTCCAACGATTGCCCCCTCCTGGCTGGCGAACCCCCCAGGGCCGTAGTTGAGCCACGAGTTCTGCCCCCTGGTCTCGGAGGTCAGGGCACCGTGGGCTGAGGCCGGGAACATCTGCCGGTGGCTGCGGTAGGCGGCCTCTTCGCCGTCACGGCTGAACCCTCGGCCGGTGGCCACGTGCCCGAAGACGTCATGCACGGCCCGGAACTTGTCGTTCTCGGAGTCAGCGAAGAACTCGTGCGAGCCAGTGGTTGCTGTGGACATGACCTGGATTCTTCGGTTCGTGTCGAGATCCTTCGCCATCCCCGCCGGGTCGTCGGGGTAGGGGTCGTGGGGCGTCACCTCCACCTTGACTCCCATACCCCCAGCCTCCTGTGGGCGAGTGAGGAAGTCGTACTGGTCGTTGAGGTGGGAACGCATGGCGTGGTACGAGGGCCGGATCTCCGGCGACTCCTGCCCGGCCTGAGCCTGCTTCAACGAGTCCCTGTAGGCGAGGTACTGGGCGTGTCCTCGCTGCGGGTCGACCCGCATGTTGTCTAGGCCCTCGGGGTTCCACTCCATACCTCGTTCAGAGGCGAACCTCTTGGCACCTTCCGCCACCCAGGCAGGCGGCTCGAACTGTCGCATGGTCACCGAACTGGGGTCGAACAGCCTGCCCTGCTTGATGGCCACGTCAGTACCCCCGCTCGTCCTTCGTGCTGGCGATCGCCGCCTTGATGGCCCGACGCTTGGCGAGGGAGGGGGTCTCCCTCGTGGCGGCATCGTGGAAGCCGTGCAGGGCCGGGTCTCGGCCCATCGTCGTTCCGCCGCCGGGGAGAGTGCTTCTCGTGGGAGCAGCGGTGGTCAGCGACACGCTGTCGGTGTCGAGCGGGTTGTCGTTTCCGTTGTGGAACAGGCCCGGCGTGTCGAGCCGCTGCGGCTCCCTCGAACCTGTCGCCGGTCGGAACTCCTTCTGCCCAGCCAGATCACCACTGGTGAGTTTCTTCACCCGGTTGGCGGCTGCTCCTGGGTTGCGGCCTGAGGCCTCGTTGGCCGCTCGGGTGCTCTCGGCGACTTCCCGGCGTCCGTGGGTCCAGGTCATCTCCTGCATCATCACGGGCGGGATGTCGGTCTGCGCCTCCGGCTCTCGCGCACGGATGGCAGCCTCCTGGATCGCCCCCACGGCAGCCACGCCCCAGGCGGCGTTGCCGGTGAGAGGCTTGCCGCCCGTGACTTCGCCGGGGGTGGGGAACGTCGTGCCCGGAATGGGGGCGGACGTTGACTTCGTCTGCGACCCGGCCATCTTCGCCGGGGAGGGGCTGCCGGGCATGTCTCGCATGTCCTGGCCCGAGAGCATGGCAGACATCCACGTGTCCGGAACGGCGTAGCCTCCTCGACGACCGAGGACGTGGTGGTCGTGGATGGGGTCGTCGTCCGCTGCGTCCTTGCCCATGAGGCCGTAGAGGTCCACCCGGTCGGGAACGCCGCGAATGGTCTCGGAGCCGGTCTTACCGGCGGCGGCGTCCGCCTCGCGCCCCTTCCGAACGTCTCGTGCCGCCACCTGGTCGCCGAAGCGGGCCTCGTACTCGTGGTGCAGCGGGCTGTCTGCCTTCGACTCCGATGTCAACTTGGCGTAGAAGGGGACCTTGGCCGACTGCATGGTGGCGACCTCGTCGTGATCTGGCTCGGCCAGGGTTCGCCACCCGCCCACTCGGTTGGTACCGGCGTTGCGGAACCCGGCCAGGTCGAAGTCCGGGGCTGCGGAGACGTTCTTCACGTTGGCGGAGGACGTGATGTCCGCCACCTCGTCCGGCTTCATGGACGTCAGTCGGCGGCGCTTGCCTGTCCTCTTGTCGAGGACGGTGCGCTTGTTCACGACGGCGTCCGTCATGGCTGACGCCGCCCGGTACTCGGAGTCGGGGTCGTTCTGCGGCGACATGGCCGCAGAGGCGTTGATCACTTTCTCCGACGGCATCCCGTACTTGTCGGCGACGGCCGTCAGGCGACGGTTGTGCCCGAAGTACCACGCCGGGGCGGGGCGGTCGGGGTGGTCCATCATCCGGTCCCACACACCGGCCAGGTTGCCTGCCGCCTCAGGGACGCCGACACGAGCGTCCGTGAGCCTCTCGATCACAGTGGGGGAGAGTGCCGAGGCGAGACCCTTGGCGTGCATTTCGGCCTCTCGCGACCTCCACCCGGACATGGCGGACTCGAACCCGTCCCGCACGACCTGCTCGCTGTGCGGCGACATCTCGTGCAGCAGTGGGGGCGTGACACGTCTGCCGGAGCCGTAGTCGGCCTCGGCTTGTGTCCGGCCGGACACGCCAGGACTCAGGTGGTCAGACGCCGCCATGGCCACTGCCCCTCGCTGTGTTTCCTGGTGTCTGGTGACTGGCCACCGTATACTCCGTCTCCATGAGTGCTGTTCTCGAATCTCTCCCGCAGGATGTCCAGGAGCGCCTGGACACTCTGGCTCTCGGCTGCCGTCACGTACCTGTCGCCCGGCAGGAGATGGGCGTCGTCTCGCGCCTCCTGGGTGTTCCCGAGAACGAGATCCTCAGGTGGGCGTCTGACCGGCGTCTGGCTTCTTCCGGCGGTCTCTGACGAGAGGGCCGTCGGCCCAGGCGGCGATCTCGGGGTTCTTGGTGGGGTCCAGAGCGGCTCTCGGGTTCGCCTTGGCGGCTCGAACGAACTCCGGGTAGGGGTGCGGGTTCTGGGCGTCTGTGGGGGGCGCTCCGGCGATGCGGCTGCCGATGGAGGCCTCGTGGAAGGGGTTGAACTCCTCCTGGTCGGTGTGGAGGACGTACGACGCCTCCTGCCCCGAGAGGATCTGCTGGCGTCGTGACTGGGCGTGCCCTTGTGGGCTGGCCGGGAACACCCGGGAGACGTCGAGCACCCCCTGCTGACCAGAGTTCCAGCCGCCCGTGGTGTCGAGCGGGTCCGGGTGGCCGATGTTCTCGTGGTAGTCCCCGATGACGGCGGCGTCCGTGTCCTCGATGGGGTGGCGGCGCTCCTTGTCCGCATAGGCACCGACGGAGAAACCGCTGTCCAGGAAGTTGCCCTGCTGGTCCATCGTGAACCCCTTGATCTCGGGGTCCCTCAGCCGTCTGCTGGCCTCTTGGAACTGAGGGCTGAGATCCACGTCAGTACCGACCGGCCTGCGCTCCGACCCAGAAGGAGTCGTTCAGGGGGTAGCCGATGTGAGCGCCCGGCTGCCACCCGTTGTACGGGGTGTCCTGGGGGCGGCTTCCGGCCTCTTCGCCCGGAGCGATCTGACCTGCCTGCGGCTGTGCGTTGGTGTCGTTCATGGGTACGTACCTCTTTCCCTTGATGGAGATCCTACGTCAGGACTTCTGTACTCAACTGGCTCTGGAGTTCCGCCAGCGGGGGTCTCTGCTGACCGCAGAGTGTGCTCCGCCCAGAACAGCGGCTACCGATGCGGCTGCGGCTGCGGCTGTCGAAGCATCCCCGGCGGGGCTGCGTCCGCCGGGACCGGCGGCGGCAGCACCCCAGTCCCATGGATCGTCTCCTTGGGCCGGAGTCCACAACCCAGAACTGGAGGAGGCGCTCTGCTGTGAACCACCCTGCGACGACTTGGACAGCCCAGCATCGTCCAAGGCGTGCCGAGTGCCTTGCAGGAGGTTCTGCTCCCGATGCTGTTGTGCTCGGATGTGCTTGGTGACTCCGGGGGCGTCGAGGACCGCCCTCGCCTCCCCGGCGGTCGACGAGGGGGAGGCCATCTGTCCGTAGGCACGAGCGGCAGCGGCGTTGATCTCGCCCTTGCGGACGGGGTATTGGCTGTGGCCCGGGGCGGTGTTCCCGAAGGGACTCCCGGGGTCGTTGGCCGGTCGCTGGACCCGCACCTCCCCCACCTGCGGAACGTAGGTGGCACGATTCGGGTAGAACCCGCTCGCTCCGTAACCCATGGCGGGACTCCTCGATCAGTCGGGGACGATGGTCGACGCCGGGCGCTTCTGGTACCCGCCGTCGTTCATGACCCGCTCCCACTGCGGCATGCTCTGACCGCTCTGGGCACCCTGGACGAAGTCGCTGAGAACCTGCGGGGCCTCGACCCAAGCAGCCGAACCGACGTGGGCACGCTCACGCATGGTCTCGTCGGCGTGCTTGAACTGAGCGTCCGGGGTGTTGTGGTTGATGCGACCGGGGGCGAACGTGGTGTCGTAGAACGCACCACGGATGAAGTCCGACGGGACGTCGGTGTCGGTGGCGACTCCCTCTTCGTGACGCAGGGGGCCACGGTTTCCCGTGATGTCGGGGGCCACCGAGCGGTCGAAGGCCTGCGGGCTGCGCTCGGGGTAGAGGGGGTTCGGTGCGATGATGCCCATGACGGTCTCCTTGAGAGTGCACTGCTGCTGGACGAACCTGACAGTAGTACGACGGAGAGAGTGTTCGCGGGCTATGCGCTCCGAGGGGCACCCGTGCCGAGGGCGTACACGTACCGATCGTCACCATGCCAGAGGGCCAAGCGGTCGAACTCGATCGTGGTGCCCGGCTGCGGGAGGGGCCACCCTGGCTGCTCGGTGATGTGCGGACGGAACCCCCACCGGCTGGCGCTCAGGAACTCGAACGAGTCCCGGAGAGAGCGCAGGTGGATACTCTCGATCTCGACAACGGAGTCTTCACCGTCAGGGCCGAACTGGTTGGGGCGCACCACCCGAGCGGTGAAGGGCACCTGGAACCAGGCAGCGGCCTGCACGATCGACGCAAGGTTGGGGGGTACGACAGCGCTCTCGACGTCCCCCAGGTAGGCGATCGTGCAATGCACCTCCGGCGGTGCGTATCGAGGGAGGGCGACGATGACGACACTGGGCATGTCCAGACACTACCTACGTGTGCGGGTCTGGTGGAAGGGATCGCTGAACTCCTCCACCTCAGGGATGACCTCGTCGAGCGTCATGGCGCAGGCGATGGCCAGGCTGTCCGGGTAGTCGTCATGGGCATCCTTCTCGCCCGGGGCCTCGGCGAGCATGTACTTGCCCTGGTACTTCGTCTCCAGGTCCGACATCTGCTGTAGGAACCGGCGGTGGCAACGAACTCTCCGAGCCTTGCTGTGCCACGGGATGACCAGCGCCCGGCGCTCGATCAGCGTCTTGAGGTGCTTCCAGCGCTCGCTCTGGTTCTTCGAGTCCGAGGAGCACTCCACGACTTCGACGTCGGGGAAGAGGCGCTTCAACCGGTCGGCCACGGCGGAACCCATGCCGGTCACGTCGACCCCGATCCGCAGGATGTTGTAGTGGGAGAGGAAGTCGTACATCTCGTAATACTGCTCCTCCCACTCCTTGTTGGTGATCTCCAGCCAGTTGAGGATGCGGTGCTCGTAGTAGCCGAAGGCGTCCGGGTAGTCCCAGTCCACCCACACGACCGTGACGACCGTCGAGTCCTTGGTGCGGGCGGGGTCCACGCCGACGACGACCGGCGTCTTCCACCACGTCCCGACCAACTGCATCCGGTTGTCCCCGAGGCCTTCGAGCGCCTCGTCGGTGGTGAACATGCCTTGGTCGATGAGCCACTTGCAGGCGAAGGACAACTGGAACTCGTCCGAGTCCTCGCCGATGCGAGCCTTGGCACGGTCGATGAACTTCTTGTACTGGGGGTTGAACTTGATGACCGTCTTGTAGTTGAACTCGAAGTGGTTGCGTCGCGCCCCTCGGTGCGTCGCTCGCCGTTCGTTGCGCTTGCAGACTTTGTAGAAGTGGCCCTTGGTGCGGTTGCAGGTGCCGGTCTTCACGATGGTCCCGTTGTACGCAGCCATCATCGGCTCGATCGACTTGATGACCGTGAACTCGTCGGCGTCCTGGCACTCGTCGATCAGCACGAAGTGGTACGACTTCGACTCGATCTTGGCCCGAGGGTTGCAGGTCTGCATACGGCACAGGGACCCGCTCTTCTTGAGCGCCACGGTCTTGGCCTTGCCACCGGTCTTGCCCACCCGGTCGTCGATCTCGGGGTCGACGAGGAACTGGACCGCCCGCTCGGCCGTGAGGTACCCGAGCACTCGGCTCCACACCGTCTCGGCCTGCTCCTCCGAGGGGGCGAACACCCCCACCCAGAACCCTCGGGAGAACTTCCCGAGCAACTTCGGGTAGGCGACCGCCAGCCGTGGGAGGAGGATCATGAGACCGGCGATGGTCTGGGCGAGGGTCTCCGTCTTTCCGCTCTGTCGAGAGCAGAGGACGGAGATCTCCTCGCCGTCATTCAATATGACCGACTCGATGATCCGGTAGGCGATCTCCCGTTGGTACGGGTAGAGGGGGAACCCGACGAAGTCTTCGATGAAGACGAGGATGGTCAAGATCATCTCGTGGACGAACTGAGCGTCCTCCTCGTCGAGTTCGTCCTCCGGGACGGTGTAGTCCCCTGCGTCATTCTCGAACTCGTCGTAGGCAACCCGGTGGGGAGTCTCTTCCTCGGGGAGTTCTTGGATGAGTACCGGCATGTCGCGCAGACTAGCGCGACCGCTTCACCACCTTGCGAGCACCGCCGCCCAGGGGCTGCTTGATCTCCTCGGTCTTGCGTGAG